CCTAATCTTTGAGCCTGACCACGAGAAGTACAGGCAAATGCTTTTACATCTTTTTTTACTATTCCTAGCTTGGCTTGTGCAGCAGTATCTTCTACAACCTCATAATCTATCTCTCTGCTATCCATATTAAAATAGCTGACAGAGATAACAGTATGTCTTTGTTTTAAACTGCTACCAGAATAAGAAAACCCACCTTCACCTACGTTTGCCAAACTAAATAAATAACTTGGGTCTGTTGGTTTGTCCTGTGTAATGGTTACAGAGCCTTCAGACCAGATAGGAAAACATCTCATGACACCAGCTAATTCATTAATTAGTGTGTATGCCTCCATAGATCCCTGTAGATTTACATTGCAACTGAATCTAGCTTCCTGTCCTCCAAATCCATCTGATACCAATTCATTTGCATATCTACTAGCTGCTACAAAACTGAATAAATCTAAATTACTGTCTGTTATGTGCGTTCCAAAGCCATATCTTTCGGTGGTTAAAAGGTCAAGCAATATCATGGCAGGGTCAGAACACCATTGAGCTGCTCCGAGTGTTCCATTGAATATATAGCCACTTGGGTAAATAATTCTACCTGTCTGTAAATCAACAGTAGGTGTGCCAGAGTTAGATGCACCTGCTCCTGGTATTCTTACTTTTACTCCACGAATACGAAAAGCTCTCTTTGGTATAGAACTAAATTGTTCAGAATCTATCCTTAAGTTTGTATAAGCACTGTTTAAATATCTTTGTTTATCGTCAACAATTTCACCTAGACTTGTCCAAGTAAAAGCGTCAACAAGATTAGAAGATGTGCTGTCTGCTGTAACTCTTACAACTCTTACATCGACTGGGAAAGCTCCTGTAAAATTTACTCTATATTCTTTCTGGTACGCATCAGCAGTCCTACCAGTAATAGTATCTGATAAAACATCGCTGAAACCACCACCGTTATATTGAACTTGTATTTTTAGATCAACAGTCGAACCTAATAAATCTCCTTCATCTGTAGCTCTTTGTAATTGTGGAAATGTAATAGTTACCTTTACTGCATCAACATTAGTGTTTGTTATTTGACGAGTAACAGGAGAAGAATTAGTTACTGTAACTCCTACAGCAGTAGTTGATTGACTACTTTCAATACCTGGAATATGCTCTTGGTTTGACGTTCCAAAACGAGGTGTGAATCCTACATTTTGAAAGTTAAAATCAGAAGTCTGTGGGCTAGTATTGCTGGCATTGGAGTTAAGAATAGGAGTATCGTTTAAAAATATATCTTTTAGTGCTGCATTGTTATATGCAGTAGTGCCTTTTGTAAGTCCTGCTTTTGATGGAGTAGCAAAACCTTCTATTTCTCCTTCAGATAACAAATCTTGAATAGTGGCAAACTGTCTACTGTTTAAAGTATCAGGTGCTCTTGTTGGAGATGGTGGAGTAGGAGGAGGACCACCAGAACCTCTAATAGTTTTATCTGTCATGCCGTTACCTGATTAGTGTCAATCCCAGCAGAAATAACAACTGATCCTGTTACTATTTCACCATAGACAATCGGGTGGCTAGTTCCTGCCCGTGATGTATTTTGCACCCCAGAAAAACTAAATGATATTCTTGGATCTTCTTCATTTGAAAAGTCAGGTCTTTGAGGTAAAGGAAATAGCATTTCACTTACACCCATCAAGGTTAAACCTAAACCTAAATTTGCTAAAGCAGCATTAGCACCAACAAAACCACTTAAACCACCAAATTTTAAAGGAGCAAGAGGTACTGCTACAGGTAACATAAAAGCCACTCCTATAAGGGCAATACCTAGTAATGATTTTCCAGCACCTCCAGCACCAGCTATAATCGGAACTATACTAATATCTGACTGTCCGATAGGATTTTGTATATCCTCTTCTCCTATTTCGTAATCGTCTACTAATACCTTGTAGTATCTTTGACTCATATGTGCTTCTAATTTTGGGAAATTAGTAATTAAAAAACGTATAGCGTCAGCAGTGCAAGTTATTACAGCGTCTAATTCTTTATGACCTACAAAGTCAGCTAGTTCTCCGTAAAGTTTAACTTTTCTGAGCATAGCGATACCTCTTACCAGTACATTTTAACAACCACTCAGAATATGGCTCTCTACAAGATAGTCTATCTGCTAAATGATGTAAAACCATATCTCCAAGAAAAATAGCTACATGATTTAAAGTTGGGTGCATTATTGACATTAATAAAACATCTCCTTCTTCTAACTTTTCGTCTGATCTAAGTTCTCTAAAACCTGTTCGCCAAGCATAATCTTCAAACAAAGGATTTTCTAAAAACTCTTGAGGAGTCATTGTTCTTGCATAATCTTTTAAAATAATTCCTTTTTCTTTTTTATACCAATCGACAACTAAACTCCAACAATCAGTAATACCCCATACCCATGGTCTGCCTAACAAATCTGGAACGTAACCTTTTGGCTTACATTCACCCCACTCTTCTGTTTTAGGGTTAACAATATGCCACGGCAATTTACTATGTTCACAACTTATACGATCAGCTTGGCTTGGTATTGGAGGTGTTGATGGGTGACTATGAACAACAGCAATAATATCTCCTAAATTATCTGCTTTCACATAATCTTCTGGATTTAAAATAAACTCTTGATGATTTGTTATGGCTAAATTTTGACAGGGATAGTATTTTTGTTTACCTCTGATATTTAATAAAAGTCCTACAGCTTCTTTAGGATCTTGGTCTTTCGCATGAACCAATGCGTCATCTTTCCAACTCATTGATTAAACGTACCAATACTAGGAAATAACGCACGAGTGCATTGACGTTTAGGTGCTCGAACTCCAGCCATATCAATAGCCCCTGCAAGTTCAAATTCAACTACTTCTCTATTTTCTGCTGATTTACGATCTACTATATATATTTGACGTTTAAATTCTGCTGTGGGATCTGGTGTTCCTAATGGGTTTGAATTACCTGGGAAATTAACAGCATCAAGAAATCTTGCCATTGTTCTTATTCTTGTAACAGTAGCACCTGTCAAATCATTACCTGTTGTTGTTGCGTTAACAGTAAGAAGAATTGCAGATATTGTTCCAAGTGCATTACTTACAACAAGTTTTGGTCTTGGAATTTGACCACGTTGATATGCAAAACCTGTAGCTTCTATTGGAAATCTTTGATAAGAATTACCAGCCCAGACTATTTCACCATTTGCATTAAGATTAGATCCAGAATGAAATCTATATACTGTTGTCGCACCATGTAAAGAGTTATCTAACTGTAATGTGAAAAGTTCAATAATTGCAGAAGGATTTATTTTTTGAACTTCACTAAATACAGGGTCAGTGCTCATGGTTCAAATACCTCTCTAAATGTTGCCTGTATTGTTGCCCTGTTTAAGTATGGAATTGATTTTGACCATGCTTCACATACGAATTTAGATGAACTAGCTTCTCCTGGTGGTTGAAAATCAAAACTAGCACTATCATTTGCTCTTGCGTCTAAAAATGTTTCTATAGTATCTGCATCTGTTTCTGAAACATTAAAAGTTAGATTAAATACTTTTGGATTTTGATGTTGAGCCAATCCAAACAATATTCTATGTTCATAACCATCAGCAAAACGTACTGTTCTAGTATTTGGCTGTGATCTTTTTTGCTGCCCGTATGTTGGAGTAATTGAAGGAAAGGTGGCCATTATGCAAGTAAACCTCCAGGTCTTTTCTGTTGTACTAATTCAGATTGTATAGCAACTGATATAAGACGACCAAGTTCTCTACCTTGCTGTTCATCACCTTCAACAGAAGAACCAGATGCATCTACATTTACTACGATATTTGTTGTGCCTCCCAATCCACCTAAATCATGATTTGGAATAACAGTGCCTCCAGTATTAGGAACAAATAATTCAGCACCTCTTTCCCCTACAAGTGTAGGCTTACGACCTGGAATCTGACCACCATTTGCTGCTGTACCTATTCCTGTTAGTGGATCTACTAATGGAACTGACATACTATCAATAACTCCTCCTCCTCCTCCACCACCTATTCCTCCTCCAAAGAACCTCAATCCAATACCTAATATTTTCATTTGTATTTGTTTTGCTATTAACTGTGCAGCCATATCTAAAAACGCATCTGCTGTCCTTTGGAATAAATTTCTTAATGCGTCTTGTGCTGTCATTGATCCTTTTACTATTCCTTTAAATGATTCTCCAAAAGCACTTCCTACTGTATCGGCTACATTTGTAACCATAAATGCTACACTCGTCAGTTTTTTAAGTTCTGCTGATACCGAATCTATGGCAGATGGAATACTAAAACTCATACCTTGAACTTGAGTATCTAATTC